AACTCCCTTAATCTTCTCAGCAGTACGTAGGCCACCAAGACCAAGCATACCTAGTAGTACAGTCATCAGGCTATCCATGTCAAACGCAGGTAACTCTGGTATCTCTATGCCTAAGTAAGCGCATACAAACATTGTAACAGGGGCAAAGATGAAATGCCAACCCATCGCACTGGCTAGTATCCAGCCAAGAAATGGACGCCATCCCGCCACAAAGATAGACTTGTGTGAGGCTTCTGCCTTATTGATTTCAAGCTGACCCTTAGCTAACTCCTGAGCATGACGCTCAGACATAGTTGCAATCTCATGTGCAAGCTTTGCCTTCTCACCAGCATCAGGGATAAACTTATCCAGTAGACCTGTAACTGGTCCTATTAGTGCTTGTAACATTTATAACTCCTGACCCTTTAGCTGAATACAACGAAAGTTTCTAGGCTTCAAGTCGTAGCCCTTCATCTCCATGATGTTGTTACCCATCTCGTAAGCCCTAGAGACACACTGATCGTATGTCTTATAAGGTCCACGTGTATCATTAAACTCCCAACAGTCTGTAGGTACAGACAAGCTGCAAGCTAGTACTAGTGTCTTAAACATAATTAGCCGCCTTTGCTACGGAAACCATAACTGTTATAAGAAGACCTATAGCTACCGCTAGGATAGCCGTAACTAGCCCAACAGTTTTCATAGTATCTTCAAATTCCTTAGCCTTGCGTACTAGTTCACGCCTAGCCTTAGCTTCAGCTTCTCGTTGTTCTTGTAACCGTTTAGCACGTTCAGTCAAGATACCCTTCCAAGTACCATGACCAAAACGCATGTCAACCATAGTAGCTACTTCCTGCAACTTCTCTGCTGCGAGTTTAGCATCTATCATCTCTTTAGCTACAGTATCTACCCCAAATTGATCCCCAAGTCCACCACCAGCCTTCTTGTTTCGGGCTTGTTGTACTTGCTTTTCGCCTGTGAACAGGTTGTCAATCTGGCTTGCTATTTGTCCAATATCTTGAACAGTGTTAATGTGTGTCTTGATAAAGTCTACACTCTGTTTAACAAGTGCAATCCCAGCTAGGGCAGTACTGATCGGTTCCATATGGTTCCCCTATTTGAAATACTTTGTAATATTACCTAGTAGGCCATCGTCTTTTTTCTTTTTAGTATCGTACTGCTTTGTGTAAGTCTTCTTAGCTATAGGTGTTTTAGTATATGTCTTAGAAGACTTAACAACCTTCTGAGGTTTCACGCCAGTACCCTTAGTACCTGTGTGTACCTTAGTAGCTCCCATGCCTAGCTGTCTGCTAATCTTGTCTAGCGTACCCTCGTCCTTATCTACTCCAACTATATTCTTTCCCATAATTATACCTTCATAAGTAGAGATGCGGCGAGGCCAACGATAACAACCGTTGACCCCATGATCATTGCTTCTAAACGCCACATGCGCTTGTCCAACATAGCTAGTTGGTTTTCAACACTAGCATAGCGAACTGCACATTCTTTTTCGTGAGCTTCCAATTCTAAAGCTACCCTCAATTCGGGTGTGACTGACTGTTCCAGTTTCATGCGTCAGGCCAATCGTTAATAGGTGCATTACCTGTTACATTGCCCTCAGCGTCCACAGGAGCCTCGTACAGCGCGATAAAGGCTTCTAGGGTAGTAACACCGCTAATAGCTGCTTCAATCGCTCCTGAGGCTGTCCTGACGGATTGACGGTATGTTAAGATATCTGAAGGGATTTCAGCATCTGTTTCTGCTTTACGTGTAACGTACCAGTCAGAGGAGGTAAGAAGCCCTGCTGCTTGCTGTTTAACAGTAGCAATAGCGTTGGACTTCAAACCCTTTGTGACTAGCTGATTGCCATCTTCCATAATGGCGTTGCCATCGGCATCAACTTCGTTCACATCGTCAAGGGAACGTGCCACACCGGCTGACCAATAAAACCGCCCATCAAAGCTGGCTGGGTCATCTTCCCAGACTAGACCCTTGGCTGCTTTGGTTTCTGCTGACCACACCATCCAGTTTCGGGGATGAGTGATACCGTCATTATCCACCCAGCTTTTGCCAGCACGGATTATTCTTCCACTATATTTATATGCCATTGTAAATCTCCGTTATCTGGCGTTAGCGTATTTGAATGGGGTTTCGGCAAAGGCAAGGTAGGCGTATGTAGCGCCGCTAGTATTAACCCAAGCCCCTGAGGTACGAATCTTAAATCCATTACTTAAAATGTCGTATGTATCAGTGCTAGCTGCCGTTTGCGATGAGTTAGGGATTAAGTATTCGCGGGCAACATTGTAAGGGTCTCTAGCGGTATCATAAATCGTCCAGTTGTCGCCTGCTGCGGATGACTTTTTAATAAGGATAAATGAAGGCCGGAAGCCTGTGTAGACAAACGGGCCATCTGCGGAACCGTTGCCGAAATATTTGCCGACCTTGCTGTAGCCTTCAACGCTGTGGAAGCAATAGGCCACCTTATTGTTGTAGGTTAAAGCATTACCCAAAAATCCGCCGTAGCTTATGACACTGCTAGTTGGATATGTGCTATTAAAGTGTGCAATTCCAGGGGTATATGCGGCACCAGTTACATCTAAGTTGAACACCTGACTTGCTGTTAATGCGCCTGTGTGCATCACATACCAGTTTGTGCCACTGTCATCTCGCGGCTTGGCTATAACAAGTTCTGGTGCGCTGTTTAGGCCGTGTCCAACGGTGCCTGTGGCAGCATTGGCAAACCAAGTCACTATTGAAAACCCTGCATCAGTGTTAGCAGACACGTTTGAAGTTGTACTACCTGATGTATTGCTGACTGCTGTGCCGCCAGCTTTCCACGCCCAAGTTACATAGTTATCTGTATTATAGTTTAAAACATTACCAGCAGTTCCATCTGAAGTTGTCGTAAAACCATCAGCATCAAATGAATCTAATAGATTGTAACTGTTTTCAGCACTCGTATTATTTGCTTGCAACTGGTAAGGTATGCCACGCACCGTATCATACAAACCATGTGAGAACGCAGTTGTCCGATCTTTGAACCATAAGAAATCGGGGCTAAAGCCCATACCTGTTCTTGACTTAGGCGATGTGTTATCTGCTGTGTATAGATAAGGCACAAAATGCTCAGAACCATTTACAATCGCAGGCGTTGGAAGGTTTGCGGTACAAAGCGCAAGGAAGCCTGACGGTACTGCATACTTGAAGTCACCCTTGCCGTTTTTATCTGTATTGCCGCCAGCGGTGGTTGCGCCAGCAAAAGTGCTGTCTTGGCCGAAGTTGGCTGTCCAAGTAATTGTTGTTCCACCATTTGCACCAAAAAATGGAAGCCACGTTCTAGTTGTATTGGGTTCAGCCGCATGATTAGCACCAGTGCTAAAGTTTGGTGTGCCGCCAATGTAAGTGCCATTGAGATGTACAAACAAGTACCCATTGTCCATATCTAAAGCAAAACCAACAGTAGCCGCTGCTTCGTTCCCACTAAAACTTGAATCAAGTACGTTGTTTTCATAAATACTGCTATTGTGTGTGTAGTATGTAATGTAATCACCAGTTGTGGTTGTTAAATGATTTCCACTTAAACCAACAGTCTGAGTGTCAATGTCCATAATACCCATCAAAGCGGCAACCGCGCCGCCTGTGCTCGCCCCAGTGTACGCAGCTTCCCAATACCACTTGCCGGATTTCGGGATTGTAAATGTTGCGCCGTGTTCTGCCGCTGCGACTGATGCACTGGTACTAGACTTTAGATTGCCTTCACTAAAGGTTATAGTGCCAGACCCTTTTGCCAAAGGATTAAGCGTACAAAAGTTATTCGTAGGGCTATCAGGCATTGCGTCATGTGCAGCCAAGACTGTCACACTAAAATCATTACCATTGCCAGATGAATCTTCACCAATATTAGATGGGTTTGAAAAGTCTAACTTGTATCCATTATTTCCATATGTTCCAGCATAGGTATCAGGAATCCAAACACCGTCTTGAAACTGTCCAAAGTCAGTTGGGTCAAGAGCCTGACCATCTACAAATATATATTCTGAAGTGTAAGAAAGCAAAGAACTATTAAAACCTGCGCCAGTATAGGTTCTGCCTATTCTTAATCCCAATCCGTTTGTGGCATGGTATGAGCCAGTCCAGTTAAGCGGTACAGTTGCAAAGTTTGTAAAGCTGGTTTGCCTCACTCCGTTGACGTATAGTTTCATGCGGTCAGAGTTAGAAGCCTCCGTGCTGTCTAGTACCTGCAAAATATGAACCCAAGCAGAAGGGTCTCTTAATTTCATAGTTGAGTAGTAATACCTAGCATAATCTGCCGCATAAATAATCCTACCGTCATGGTTTATACCACTATTAGAATAGTAACCTGAAGCATTTCCATAGACGCTGTTTAAGGTTTGCGCCGTGCCAATAGGGTTTACCTTTACCCAAAAAGCGTGAGTATGTTTTTTGGCGTCTGTAGGAGTACCTACAGTTCTAAACAGTTGACAGCCTGAAGCAGGCCAACGCAAGCTATCGTCAATTGTAACAGGGTAAAAGCTGCCTGCTCCACCAACACTAGGTTTATGGGCGTTACCTTGAATAACTGCCATGTTAAGCTCCTGTTGAAGTCAAAGCTGGTGTCACAGAACACAGCACATTAGTCCCATCAGAGTAATAAGATAACCAATAAGTACCCGCAGTGCTTATTGTAGTTAAGTCATCAGCAGATATGTACGTAGTAGCTGCCGCAGATATGACAGCACCTGCTGCATTATCTACATAAATATTACCAGACTGTCCTGCTGCAATGTTTGTAAAAGTTAAGACTGGCGCACCAGTTGGGGTTGCTTTGAAGTTGTTTGTAACATCCATGTCAAACGACATATCGTTATCTGTGGTAACTGTACCACGTTGAGAGATTGTAAAAGACTGTGCTACATCTAATTTAGCTGTATCAGCGTCAAAGGCTTGTACAGTTGTACCAATGTCAGCGGTAGCTGCTGTACCTAGTCCTAGATTAGTTCTAGCTGTTGCTACATTTGCTACATCTGACAAGTTACTAGCAGTTGCTAAGAAACCAGCACCTGATACATAGGCCGCTACCCACAGTGAACCTGTGTAGACCTTCATAGCACCGTCAGTGCTGTTGAAGTACAGGCTACCAGCTACAAGAGCGTTGCCATCGTTGTCTACTACAGGCTCTAAGGCAGTCGTAAAGACACCCAAGTAACGATCATCAAAGTTATCGTAGGCTGCTAGTGTAACATCACGTGCGTTTTCCGCTGCTGTAACTGCTGCGTTAGCTGATACTACATCTGCATTAGTAAGCACTAAGTCTGCTGCTGTTAGTCCAGCATTGGTTGAGGCTAGGTTAGCATAGTGTTTAGCTGAGAAGTCAGTAGTAATACCGTCACTAAGAGTGTACTGCGTGTTAATAGGGTGTAATACAATCTTAGTAGCATCAGGGATAATAGCCCCTGTAGCCGCTGTAACGGCTGCGTTAGCTGCTGTCACCGCTGCACTAGCTGCTGCTGATGAGATACCGTCAGCGTAAGCCTTAGTAGCTGCATCAGTGTTAGCAATAGGTGTGCCTACGTTCTTGATTACCTTGTTATTAGCTTCCCACTTGTCATCAGTGTCAAGGAAGATAGAGTCACCAGCAATGTCAATAGCTTCCTGTGCTGCGTGGAAGACCTGAATGTTACTATCATCCAAGTCTTCTTCAGTCAACACAGAGCCAGACGCAAAGTCCACTGCACGTGAAGCTAGGGCTGTAGTACGCCGCACCTGTACCAGAGTTCCGGTAGCTGGTGGGCTTGTTAATAGTACAGTGGAGCTAGAAGGAAAAGTTAGACCTGTCTCAGCCACACCATTTACTGTTACACTGATTTCAGCAGTGTCCTGATATGTAAAGGGAATAGAGAACTGCGTAGTTGCATTATCCCCTGTATAGTTTTGATATGAAAAAGCCATTTGTTTTCCTTAATTAGCAAATTTATTAGAAGCATAGTTAAATAACTGCCTAACACCGTATAACGATTGGGCTGGTGCAAGACGTAAGAACTTACGCCAATCATTCTCAGTCCACTCTTCGCCGTTAAAAACACGATCAAATACGTTATATCCTGTTCTAGCAGCGCTTTCGCCTATACTTACAACAGCAGGTGTCATTACTCCTCCTGAGTTTTGACCACTACCGATGGATGTTGCAGTACCATAGATTACACTAAACAATCCAAACGCTCCTATTTGACCTAAGGCTCCTGCGAGAAATCTATCTGGTGCCATTTGTCGTTTAATATATTCCTTACGATCACTACGCCCTGCGGCGTTCATATATACTCTTGTTGTGTATAAAAGTGAACCCTGTAAGCCAGCCGCTAACACAATCTTTGCAGCACTAACATCACCCCTAGCACCTCTAACAGCTAAACGTGCTGCCTGTTGTTCCATAGCGGCAAGAGGAAAACTAAGAAACTGAAAGTAAGTCTTGCCTACCTCACCACGTAAGAAAGCGTTGCTAGAGCCTATGTTCATCTCCTGAACGCTTTGACGAGCTTCCTTAAAGCCGGATGCTTGGAAGGCTTCTCTGCCCTCAGGACTCCATGCTGAGATGTTAAGCTTAGACACTTTACCACTATCAGAGATAGTAGAGTGTTCTTTCATATCCCTCATAAGAGCATCAATGCTATCTTTATCTAAGCCTAGTTGTTCTAGCTTGGCTTCATGGAAAGGCATCTTACCCTTCTTAATAGCCTCACCCCATGCGTTAGTATACTGAAGCATAGACAACCTACGTAGGGTTTGTGTTACACCCTGTAGGCCAGACCAGTAAGCTACTTTTTGTTGAGCTTCTCCGGCAAACTTACCAAACCTGTCTTGATTAGGTTCAATAACACCCTCAAGGTTAGAGTTTTCATAGCGGTGGAAGTTATTAAATCTACCCATAGCTACTTCATTACCTAATCCCAAGGCTTCTACAAGTTCCTGTACTACATTATCAGGTAAGTCACCACTAGCTGCCTTTGTCATAAGGTCTTTGTAGGCTGGCATAGACCTTAGCATGACCATAGTACCAGTTTCAAACAAAGCGTTAGATAACTCCATTAGGGCTGACATACCAGCCATACCCATATTAACTGAGAAACTAAAAGCTCTTAGAGCCATGTTAAACTCAGCCGTTTTGTTACTAACGTCTTGGTTCTTAGCTAGCCTACCCTTAATACCATCGTAAGCAAACTCAATGCCTCTTAAAGAATCTGATATCTCATCACTTGTTAAACCTTTAAGTGCACCTTCTTCTTCAATAGCTTTTTTAACTGTATCAAAGCCAGAGTTTACCTGATTAGTATCAATACCTCTACGAGCTAGTCCGATTGCACCACCTAATTGAAAGATGTATTGGTTGTGCAAGGCTGTTATGTTTTCTTCTAAGATATCACTAAACCCTATGGTTTCAAAGTCACCTGTAGCTTCATTCTTTACTTGGATAGTAGTATTCTCATCTAAGAGTAAGCGAGGCTTGGAACGTGGATGTCCCTTTACCTTTGCTTTAGCTGAGAAAGCTTCAATAATATCATCAAGGGTATCCTCATCAATATCTTTACCCACTTCACCCATGACTTTTCTTAGTTCTTCAAGCTCCATCTCAGAAGCACTACGTCCATTAGCTCGTTTACTAGGGTCTAAGACACCGTTTGCGTAGCCTTTAGCATAGGCAGTAACTTTAGCTTTAACCTCAGCATCAGTAATCTTTTTCCTACCCTTGTTAGCTAAAGCCTGTCTTACATTAGCCTCAATGTTAGGCTGTGCTTTACGGATAGCTGTTTCAACAAGTTTAGCTACAACATCTGGGGTGCTAGTACCAAAGCGTTTTCTCATGTTAGCTAGTTTGACATCGTTAAAGATACGAGGAAGATAGTTACCATGCGTACCTAGTATTTCCTGAGTAAATCCAGCAGCATCATCTTTAATAGCCATTCTAGCTAATTCATCCTGCTGCTTCACAACTAACTCTGCTAGTTGTTTTACTTCTGGATCAATCTCATCTCCAATACCACGTGCAGACCTAGAGACTTTCTCTTGAAACTCTTGTAGAGTTCCACCTGTACGCTTTTTCCATGCTGTAGCAGTGTTATAAAACATTACCATGTAAGGACTTTTAAACTGAGCAGAGATAATCTCCTGATGTTCAGATGCAGAAGTTTTTGTAGCTACACGTGTACCGTCTGGCAGTGTTTTAAAGCCAGCACTATTCATTACTAGTGCAGCGTTAGCACCGCGTACAGTATCTAGTTTAGAAGTACCATTCTTAAAGTTTGTAGAGATTATTCTACGTAGGAAGTCTAAGCCAGTCTTTTCTGTAACTACATTTTGTCCAGCTAACTGAGGAACAAAAGCCTCACCTGTTTCTAATTGTTTACCAAGCGATTGTCTTACCTGCACTCCTTCTGCATTTAGATTAGACAAAGAAGTAGAAGTGTCTAGTTCCTTTTTAATCATACGCATAGTAGTTGCATCGTTGTTAAAGACATCATAGAAGGCTTGCTCTTCAACTGTTAGCTTCTGGTTGTTACCTACCTTAACAGAAAGTTCAGCAGCCTTACTTCTCTTTGCAAAAGCAATAGAGGCTGTTGTCATAGACCCACCTATAACAGTTCCAAGACCCATAGCTAGTAGTACATCTTGACCAGTATAGTCATAACGGTTCAAGGCTCTTGCGTATTCAAATGCACCAGCTTCTAAGCTACCAATCGCAGCACCTGTACCAAAAGCTCTTAGCTTGCTGTAAGCTTTTGTAACTTTAGGAATAGCCTGAGCTACCGTAAGCACAGTAGCTGTAGCAGGGGCAGCAGGTCCGGTTAGTGTAGATACAGCAGCAGAGGTAGCTGCAACAGCTGCTACTTCTTCTGTTAGTTGTACCATTACCTGTGCTGTTACACCCTTCCAGCCAGCTTCACCTAGTTCTTTAAGACGCTCTTGTTCAACTTGATAACGAGTAGCTACTGCTTCTGCTCTAGGTAATCCACTATCAATAGCAACCTGCATAACTTCTTCATAGGCTCGTTTATCATTCAAAGGGTTTACATATTTTTCTAACCACTCATCAGTAAACTCTGATACACCCTCCTCAGCAGGAATAGGCGGCTGGGATGTAGTTAAACCCTGCACCCCCATAGCAATAACAGAGTCTTGCTTAATAGCAGGGACTATACTTTCAAAGAAGCCCCTCTGCTTTACTTCTTGCCTTCCCCTTGCCAGATCACCCTCACCTACTAACTGAGCAGGTTCGGCCTTTGTTGGGTCTGTTACAAACCCTAAACCTTTTAAGAGTTCTTGACTAGTTTCCGCCATTTAAATATTCCTTATAATTAACGCAGCATACCTAGAGGTAACTGCAATGCATCTGTACCCATAAGATCACTTTGGGCTGCTAGGAAGTCATCGTATTCTTGGATTGACATAGTATCAGTTGCCATTGCACCTTTTAAGTTAGCCTCTAGTAGTCTTTGCGATGCCATTTTTCTAACGCGATCTGTGTTATTTAAGGCATCTGCCATACCGACTGTACCAATATCAATTGCTGGACCAGAGTCAGTAACAATAAGCATGTCTAACATAGAAGGATCATCACGGTTATTACGCCACCTAATCCCAAACTTTGTAGTAGTACCACCTGTTATATCTTTAAGGGTATCTTTCCACTGTTTAGACTGTGTTATTTCTTCTCCAAGGTCTTGAAGATTTTTAACACCCATAGGTGATTTAGATGTGTCAGTGTTGTAGATGCGTAGGGTAGTTATATTTCCTAGACTATCTGTAATAAGTTTAGAATCCTTAGAGTATTCTGCATAAGCAAAATCAGCAGCCTCTTCAAGAGTAGCTCCACCCTGTATTAAGATTTCTGTGTGCCTCTTAATAGTTTCAATAATCTCAATTTGATTACTGGCTTCAGAAACATCATCAATTCCCCACTTGTTATTCTCTACTCTTTCAATAACAGCTTTGTTTAAGTCAGTAGAACTAGCTTTAAGTTTAAAGTTAGCCTTAGATGCCGCTTGTAATGCTGAGGTAATATCCCTTGCCATTACAGGCTTTGCTTCATCAAAATCTGTAACTACTGGTTCATACACTGTATTACCAGCAGCATCTTTGACTTCAATAGTAGCTGGCATATCTACACTTTGAGTATAGAACTTAGCAATCTCGTAGCGTTTTCTTTCGTCAGCGTCAGTAATAATCTTTTCTAAGGGTACACCAGCAGCTACTAACATTTGAATTTGATTCAAAGATTCAGAAGCAATAAGCATCTGATCCTGAGTAGGGGTTCGTGCTGCATCAGTAAAGAAAGGTTTGCCACTGTTAATAATACCTAGTGACTCTGCTGGCACAAGACCACGTGGGCCATACCACTCAGCAACCTTTTCATTTAAAGGTTTACCACCATAAGTTTTTTCATACTGAGTAGTAGCGTCCTTCACAGTAACGGTAACAGTATCACCCGCAGAATTTGTAAAAGAAGTAGGCGCACCTGTGTAAACCTGAGTACCATTTTTTACATCTGCTTCTACAACCTTAGTAATAAAAGTTTTTTTCTCTAGTTTTACTACATGAGCCTTGTTTTTCTTAGCAATAGACGCGACTGTCTTAGAGTACTTAGAATCTGTTAAAGCTCCTTGATTTGCTAACCAAGTCATTACACCCTGATTAGCACCAAACTCTTCTGCCCTATTATCTTCATTTTTTAAAAGTGATTCAATAAGATCATCTTTATTAGTTAGGTTCTCAGTCTCATTTAAATATGCTACAGTAGCTTGAGGGGTAGCTTGGAGGCTAGCAGCCGTAGTCATAGTATCAACTAGGTCTTTTTGTTCAGCATTTATAATCTTAGCCATGTGTTGCTTAGTATATTTTGATACAACCTCATTAGCTAACTCTGCTTTATACCTTGCTGTATCTGCTTCGTTGTTTGTTTTTGCAAACTCTGCTACAGCCTGTTCTTGTGCAGTGGCTAGAAGATTGTCTAATGCTTCAGAGTCTTTATACAAAGTCTCAGAATTACCTTCAATTGTAGCCATAATCATATCAGATACTAAACTAGTAGAGGTTTTAATGGCTCCATCAACAGCTTTGGCTTTTACTTTTTTTAAACCTACTTCACGCCTTGCATTAGCATTTGTAATATTAGCCCAACTAGCCATATCATCTTTGGTAGTGGTTTGCTTGTTTTCAACTAGCCAATCAGATAGCACGGTTGAACCACGTGGCAGCCCATCTTCAGATAAAGTAGCTGCGAGTACAGCCTCTGACTCACGTACTAGTTTATTAACATTTGTCCACGTAATACTAGGATGTGTAGCTACAAAGTCTTTAGTTTTCTTTTGTACTTCTGCTAAGGCAGCTTCAGGAGACAGATTATTGGCATTAGCAGTAATAAGCAAATCTTTAGAAAGAATATTAAGAGACTTGTTATTCTCATGTGTTTGTTTAGCAGGTAGAAAACCTTCTTGGAAAAACTTTAAGTTACCATACTGCACATCACGTTTAACAGAGGCAATAACTTCTGAGTCAATACCAGCCTCTTCCATCTTTTGAAAGTGACTATCAAAGAAAGCCTGTCTATCTGCTGTAAGGGCATCTGCCCCTGCCTCTAGGTACTCTTCTGAGTTCTTTTCAAACTCAAGTCCAGCGGTAGTTAAAAGATCATAAGTAGCAACACGTGCTTCTTGTGCTTGTCTTGCTATAACTCCACTTTTAATAGCGTTATTTCTTTCAGCTATTTGTTGTTCCTGTTGAGCAGATTGTTGTTTTAGGACAGGTGTAATACCTTCCATAAAGGTTGCTAGTTGGTTTTGTGTACGTTCTTCTGCTGGTCTAGTATAAGTTTCAACTGCACGTGCCACAGGTTGAACAATAGATTTACTAGTATCCATGGGAGAAACTACTAATCTTTTCTTAGCCATGTGGTTTCCTTACTCAATAAATATTGTATTAGAATTACCTAATCTTTTATACATACTAGAATCAACAGAAACACTTTTACGTTGTTCTAGTAACGAGTTTACTTCATCCTGAACATCTAACTGTCTTTTGGCTACTGCCTCAACAGAAGAAGCCTCAGCAGCTTTCATTCCACTATAGGCTTGTAAACCTGCTGTAGCTACCGCTGCAAACATAGAAGGTTCCTGACCACGTGGCATAGACTCAATACGTGCCTGTGCCTCAGCACTAGCACCCATCTTTTCTAATTGAATTTGATTGCGTAGTGCTTTTGTTTGTTGATTAATTGTAGTTGTAGTACGCAGTCTAGCAGTTTCAAACTGGTCTATAGCATTATCAATAGAGCTGCCACCCTTAAAACCTGACTCATCTGCTGCTACTTTAGCTGTTTCTGCTTTTACTAAGGAGGCAATAGCCAACTGTTCTTTTTGCCCTGCCGCTGCTTCTTGCTCTTGTATCATTCGTGTGTTAAGAGAACTAATCTTTAAGTCTCTAGCTTGAGCAGCATTGATACGGTTTTGTTGATACTTAGCTTCATCTTCTTTTGCTTTTTTACTAGCACTAAAGAAATCTACAAAAGTATTACCAATAGCCATCATGGTCATCGGATCCATTTTATATCCTCACAAATTCTAAAAAGGGTTTGTTGCCAACACCCCATGTGTCATGTCTCTTAATGAATACGCATCCTATATACTTTAACCAATTGAGTGCTACTGTATACTCAGCGTCACATGCATTGGTTAGTACTGGATACTTCTTGTTTACTTTGTTAATCCATGTCAGAGAGTCACGCATAAATTGCCGCCAAACTTTCTTTAGTGGAGGGGCTGTAAGTAGCCATGGTATACCTGTCATATCATCTAGACCAACTACACCATACATACCAGCTAGTTCGCCTGTCTCTGTTACTACAATAGTCCAACACTCTTCAGATACGTCAAAGCCTTCTTGCAGTGCTACCTTGACACTGCCATGTGAGGCTAGTACTTCCTGTGTGTCTTCTGGTCTTAGGTTTGTTGCCAGATGATCTACATCAGCTTGAGTACTTGCTCTCACATGCAGTTTCATTACATTCTCCTTGAACGTAGGACAAAGAACCCTTCCCACTCTGCTGATTGGAAGATGCAGGGTAGGTGGTTATCACTTTCTAATACAATGTCTACTGCACCAGCATGGCCTAACACACCAAAACGGTAAGTACCAGACTCAATAGCAGCAGCACTAAGTATGTTAGCACCACTGCCTACCACACGGCCTGTAAAGGTACGCACATAAGGCGCACGTTTAAGAGGTGTTACAGTAACAGTAAAGAAGGCTGTCTTGTTATACACAACAGCATAGTTTCTTAAGTGTAGTTGTCCAGTAGTAATAGGTTTGTTATCCTGCTTTAGTACAGGCTCAGAGAATTGGTATTTAAATGTAAATGGAATACCAGCAAAGACTTTCTCAGAGTTAGCTAGCTTTGTAGCTACAGCACTAAGAGGAATAAGCTTACCTGTTTGGTCTACATACACCACATTAGAGTCTACATAAGGTATAGCAGTAAGTCCACCTGTTTCTAACATTACCCTTCTATCCAAGTGAATAGAGAAGTTACCTGTAGTATACACTGTGGCATCATCTACAGACAAGTTAATCTTTTCTAGGAATAGGTTGTTACTACGTTTAATTAGAACGTAGATATCAGATAGGTTAAATGATACACCTACTACATCACCATCAAATACCCAACGTGACCATGAAGACTGTAGCTTTTCTCTACCACTCCAATAGTAACGATATACATAGATAGCTGTAGGATCATCAGCAGCCTGAGCAATAAGCATGTCCTCGTTAGACGATGCCTGAATGTTTGTTATAACACCCCTAAGGTACTCTGGTACATGCGCTGTAGTCTCTGTAGCATCGTTGACATCAGTGTCAGTATCTACAAAGTACTCCCACATGCCTGACCATGCCCCACGTTTAGTAGCAAAGTATACATACTTACCAGCCTGTGCTGGCTTGGCTACAAGACTAGCCTCAAACTCAGTAGTATTAGCTACGTTAATAGTCTCAGGTGTAAGGATAGGATCAGCAGTAACTTTAAACTGCGTTAGTTCAGAGAACAGCAGTAGTGACTCGTTAAAAGGTACAGCATGTTTAAGGATACTTACCTTGTTAGAAGACACTGCTACGTCAATAGGGTCACTATCTACAATTGCTAGTACTGACTTACGGAAGAAGTCAAACTCTGTAAACTCACCTGACCTAGCAAAGATAACATTCTCATCAGCAAGCAAGCCTAGCCTGTTACGATGAAAGAAGATATCAGCAATTGTATAGCCTACAAAAGAGGGGAAGGGGTTTGTATCATCGTTGCCTACCCTACGTTCAGCGTAATTAATCTCATCAAACTGAAAGTCACCACTAGGTAACTTTGATAATTTATGGGGAAGGGTAGCATTGTCTAAGTCAATAAGGACGTTAGGCTCTACTGTTTCTTTCCACACACCATTACTGAATTTAACATAGTAGTCATCCTGTGCCTTCTGGTTATCACCAGATACACCAATAACAAAGTCATTTGGTCCCTCAACAGGTAGCTTCTTAAAGTCTGGTGTCTCATCCTTGAACACAAACAAGTGTTCGTTACCATGAGAGTCACCTACTTCTACTTGGAAGTTTGTGCTGTCAGTAGACTGAATGTGAATTACTGAGCCATAGCGTGTTAGTGTTAAACCAGTAACAGCACTAGCGTTGGTGATACTTTCGTAATAAGTACCATTAACACCAGTACCTGAGAATGTATTTAAGTTCTCAGCAATCAAGTCAGTAGATGCACCACGCTCTGCTGCTTGTGTAGCACTAGTACTGTCCTGTGTTGAGGACTTTGTAGCAAATTCTACAGTACTTGTGCTTCCACCCTTAGTGAGCTTTAAGCGATATGTAGAGGCATAGTCAGCCTGTCGTACATATACTAGTGCCTCAGGGTTACGTGTAGGACTTGTGGTAGTGCCTTGGGCTACTACCTTATTCTTATTTACAATAAAGGTTACATCTGCAATGGATACAGCAGCCAACTCTAAGCTAGGGTCAGTCAATCCTGTCAGATAACTAGCAGCGTTATTGGTGACAGTCTTAGAGACACCATCCTTGTCAAACACCCTGATAGTGCCAGCCGTATCTACCGCCATAGAGTAAAACTCATTCTCATCCCTACGGATAGTATGAATGAAAGCCTTATCCAGATTAGCAATAGTACCTAGATCAGCAATATGCTCAGAGCTAGGACGCTTAGACAGTCCTGTTACCACACTTGACAGAGCGTTCTCTTGAACCTCTGCCTGTGTAGCCAGACGTAGTGATGGTGGCTGTTGTGATACACCGTTAATAAGGTTAGGGATAGATTGACTGATGAGTGCCATTAGATTGTTCTCCGTCCCTGCCTATCAATAATGCTAAAGGTATCATAGTTGTCAAAGATGTTATGGTCATCAGCAGCCTTATCAAAATCTTTAAGCTGGACTAAAGCCTGTTGTTCATCTCTCTCTTGGAAATCATGTAGTGTGTTAGAACCTACCACACGATCTTGGAAGATACGAGTAGCACGTAGTACAATGTAACGCTTTGCTACTTCTGGTATGTCATCAAAGACTAACTGCACTACTACATCAAGGGCAGCGTTTGTGCCAACGATGAAAGTGTGATTAACTCTGTCGTACATTTTTAAGCCACGCTGTACAAGATTAGGCGCATTGGCCTTTAGCGTAGCATCTGCTCTAAGAATATCAGCGGGGAGTAGTATCTCACCTGCTGGTGTCTGAGCGAAACTTTTGTTTAATTCTGTGTTGAAGTGCCAGCCCATAGACTGTACTTCTCTGTCAATAGTATTTAAAATACTTTCTGCAATCTCAGCCTCAATCAATCCTGAGGATAAACTACTTACTGGTGCTTCACCAATAGAAGAAAGCATCGTATTGACTGCATCTAGTTTACTTGTTCCAGCCATGATAGCTCCTTACCATTTAACCTTGTTAGCCCAATAAGCAGCAGAGGTTTCACCCTTTTTAATATTCTTGGCATGTCTAGCCTTAAAGGATTCCTGTCTTGCTGTTGGTTGCCTATCACCTGTTACACCTTGTTGACCAAAGCGTATAACCTTAGGCTTATCTTTAGTACCTATTAACACCGCATGAGACTTAGAGGCATTTGGCGTTCTTTTAGGTATCCGCAAACCCTTAAAGGTTTCTCCTGCGTGTGTAATAGTCATTACTTTTTCTTTCCGTACTTAGCCATGATAGCAGCTACCTGCTTCTGTGGCTTACCACCAAAGGACATCTTCTTGCCTGTCTTCTTAGACGCAGCCTTAGCCTTAGCAATGCCTTCTTTAGTATACTTGTATTCTTTACCTGCTACTTCTGGCATATCATACTCCAAAGTAAAAAAGGGAGTAGCCGTTAAGCTACCCCCAATATTCTTAGACCTCTACAAGACCGATACATGATGCAGGACGCAGGACGTTATGGCCCATTGCGTACTTAGCAACCATGAGTGTGCCTTGACGGTTGATCTGGTACTCAGACTCCATGCCCAAGTCAAGCAACTTGACAGTAGCAACAGCTTCTGGTGTGAAGACAAAGCCACGGAACTTAGCAGCTTCTGCAACCATGTCGCGTCCGTCTACGTTAGTAGTTGGAAGGTCATAGTGAGTAGTGCGGCCTGAACCAGCAGTGTTTGCTAGTGGCTGGTTGTCAATAGTCTCACCTTCGTTTGCGTTAGCAGTGACAAGACTCTTGTACAGATTAGTAACGTCAGCATGGTTTGACATGATTACAGGAATACCTGCAATTGACGGAACCATACCTGAAGCAATTGAACCGTTACCACCAAAGTCTTGGTTCATGTATGTCAGCTTTGATCCATCAGTTACATCCATCAGTGCATAGTACTGTGCTGGCGGAAGGACAACTACAGCGTTGTCTGATGGTACGTTAGCAATGTCCATGGTTTTCTTGGCATCAAAGACAGCTTTAGCTAGCTTTGCAGGATCAAGAGAGTCAGCAGTAGCTGTACCAATGTTGACATTAGAAGTGAAGTCTTCTTCAGCAAAGTCTTTGTAGTTTTGGATAAGACCAGCAGCGGCTGTCGCATTAGTTGACAGTGCAGCTTTAACAAGCATACGAGCTACGTTCCGATCTGCTTCGTTAGCTAGTGCAATACCAGCTTCCTTTGAGTAGATTGAACGTACATCATAGTGGTTGATAGCTTCATCAATGTTAGCAATGAACTGGCTTGAGATAAGCAAGTCATCAATTGTGACGATACGCTCACCTGCACGGATTGAGCCACCTGTGATCTCATTTCCGGGGGTCAAGTACTCAGCAGTTGCACGGCCTGTCATTGGGAATGAAGCAGACTTACCTTTTGAGATTGTGCGAGTACGCACTTTATCCATAAGGACTTTCTTTTCCTCATAGGCTGTTAGGACTTCGCCAGCATACAGCTTGAGGAACAGGTCACGAACGTCACCTGTTAGGTTATTTTGGCCTTGGAAGCTTACGCTATAGGCCGGATTTGAAGCAGCTTGTGCCATTTTAAATTACTCCTTAGTGAGTATAATGTGAGTTGAAATACACTCTGCATTACACTACATCCTTTCTCCAAGATTGTCCCTCGCAAGGGGTCAGGGGTAATCGTTTGTTATGTTTAGCTTCGTGTTAGGGATGTGATCCCTTCTAAATACACAAGGGCTAGGACAGCATTACCTGTTTCCTAGCCTGACACCTGCCCAAGCAGCCGTATATAACGTCCTAAGGTAGCGAATCTTCTGCACGTATGACGTAACTTCGGTGGTGTATTCGTGTATTTAGAAGGAAGGGGGACTCTTATACAATCCCCCAACCCCATGCAACAATGTTAGAACAGACTAGACTTGGCTAGCTTATCAGCAACCTGCTGTCTGTAGGCGGGGTCTTTGTCGTATCTGGGGTCACGCATAGCAGCAGTTAATTCTGCATTGCTATCAAACTTCCCGCCAGAGGACACAGAACCTGTCTGTCCCCTAAGGAGACTAGGCTCTGCCTCAGAACGATAACGAGCATTAAGACCTTGGATCGCCAACTTAATCATGTTAGTGTCGCGCGATCCCATTGTTGAGTTAAACGCATCAATCTCGTCAGCGGGTAGATTATCTGCTGCCCACTGTACGAGTCCTTGATACTGTTCTGCACCACCTACTAGGTTGTACATACTAGACTGGACTTGTTCAGACAAAGCGTTCTGTCCGTCAATCCATGAGTCAACTACTGCCTGTGAGAAACCAGCCTCAGCTAGTGCTGCGTAGGCATCTTCAGTTAGTCCGCCTAGCTCTTCGTATTCCTGCTGGAACGCATCAAAGTCTAGGCCGTTTGCATCTAGTGCATCAGCAATGTCAGAAGGTGTAGCTTCTGCTGCCTGTTCTTCTGAAACTGCCTCTTGTTTTTCCTGTTGAGGCTGGCCTAGCTTACTCTCTAATGCAGAGTATGCCTTAGCCATATCCTCAATTGAATTAAACTTTTCAGGTAGCCACTCAGGACGTTCAGGGTCTTGTTGACTACCTTCTACTTTCGCCAGCATAGCATCTACATGCTCTTGTGACTCAGCAGGTTCTTCTTGATAAGTGTTAATACTGTCTGCCATGTATTTTTCCTAACCTTCTACAGCCCCTTTAGCTAGTTGCGGAGCAGCACTCTGTGCCATCTGCATAGCTGCTTGAGCTTCCATCTGTTCTTGTTGCGCTTGTTGTTGCATCATCTGCTCTTGTTGTTTTTGCTCAGGTGACTTAATAAGTCCTGAGGTATCAATACCAAGTGATGCAGCTAGGCGATCAATGTAATCACCCAAGTTCATCTCACTCTGAATAACTTCTGGCCCCAGCGGTTGAAGATATTGTAAGAAAGATGCTAGTTTATTCAAGTCCTGTCCACGGCCTAGTGCCTCAATACCTGTAACAACAGTAGGCTTGACACTATCCTTAGGCATACGTGGCATCTTACCCTGCTTAGTTAATGACTCAAGCAGTAGGTTAATTAGTGGTAGCTGGAACTCCTGAGATAGAATAGAGTACACACCACCAAGGGCTGTCTCTAGTTCCTGAGCCATGAAGCGTACTTCTTCTGCTGTCACACGCTCTGCTGATCGTTGTACAGAGGAGTTAAGCAGGAAGGCAGCACCAAGTCTATCGTTAATCATACGCATAGTCTCTAGTGCAACACGGAAGTCACCACCTTTGGCTACCTGTAGGGTAGACACATCGTTACTGTCACCCTGTAGGAACGCACCATTAGGTGCAGCAGCTAGGTCTTTAGTCTTTGTAGTACCATTAGGCCGTACAAGGAACAATACCTTAGCTGATGCTGCGCTGCCCTGTACAATAGCTTTAGTTAAAGCCTCAAGACTGCGTAGATCACCAATGTATTCCTCAATAAAGCCACGCCCATAGTCTTCACCATCAATACGGATGAACCGTAGAGGGATAAAGGGGCTTTGGTCTAGCTTAAACTTACCCCTAGTCTTCTCAATAGTAATACCAGCTACTTCCTGTACTACTTCATACCTGTTATCCACACGCTTCAAGCATGTGTACAAGTCGTAGCTCTTTACAGGTGTGTCTGATGGTGGGATCATGTCCTTCACTTCATCAGGCAGTGTAGATGGAGCCATAGACTCCTTGGTAATAATCTCTAGTACGTTACCCATAGTGTCACGCTTGGCGCAGTAACGGTCAGGCCGGAATACTTTCATTCCACCTTCTTTGGGCATGTAGACAAGAGCATTACCAGTAACAATAAGTAGCTTTAGTGCCTCAAAGGTAGGAACACGAATAGACTTACCTTCAATCTCTGACATAGCAGCACGTTCAATACGTGCAAGTCCTTCTTCTACCTGACCACGGTTCTCACCTGCTAGTTGTTGCAGGTCAAAGTCATCAATGGTCAGCCGAAAGAATGGACTGTTTGGTGGTAGCAGGGCAAGCAATAGCTTTGATGCTAGGTTATTTACACCTCTTGCTCCAATACCCTGATAAGGTGTGGCATAGATAGAAGAACTACTATGACCTTCCTCTGGTAAAAGAGTAGGAATAGTAAGCCTTGCTGCTTCTCGCCCTCGTTCTAGGAACGTGTCTCGTTCACTTTCTAGTTGGCTGTAGCGTTTAGCTACTGTACCTACGTCTTGTTCCATGTGTTATTCCTTATACAATAATCTTGCTCTTATACTTTTTCATACGCTCACTCTGTTCAATGAGAGGTGCAGATGATTCAGTATCAGGCATCATGTCAGTAGGTTCGGCTAGCATTTCTTCCTCATCGTCAGCATCTCTGCCTGTGAGTTTCTTTGCTTCGCCTGTGTTCCATGTTAAAGCACCCATACTAATCTCCTATACTACAGGGATGTTCAACCCTGAGCCACCCTCACCACCTACGTTAGCAGCAGCAGTCTGAATGACTAAGGCTTTCTTGCCTCTACGTCTTTTCTCCATACCTGTGCCTTCTGTTTCTACAGCGGCTTCAGCTTCTTCATTCTGATCTCTACCAGCAGCCGTTGCTGGTGCAGTAGATGAAGCTTTAGCTAAGGCAGGTTTTGCTTGTTTCTTCATTAGACCTGTGGCCTGTCCTATTGTTCTTATTGCGCCCATGTTACACCACCGTTGTCGTTGGAATTTGCAAGCCAGAACCAGAACTACCTGTCTGCATAGCAGTATCTACGGTATCAACACGTAGCTTACGCTTGCCTTTTTTCTTTTGAATTTGATCTGCTTCTAAACCCTGATCTGCTAGCTCAATGTCTGGTGTCTTAGCGACAGCAGTTACTGGACGAGCAGGTGCTGGCATAGGCCGTGGTGCGCTACCGCCCCCTAATAATCCACCCATAATTTATTCCCCATAATCTTCGTTGTAAATATCTGTTAGTTTTTTTACTACTGACTGTTGGCCTCTGAGAAAAGCTAATTCCTCAGAGGTGATTTGTTCGTGCGGAAGCTTATCGGGATAAAGTTCCTGTAAAGCGTTTAGTAAAGCAGTAGTAATGTTCAATGAATATCCTAATACATTCACCATAGTAAGTTCACTTTCGCTAAGAGGTACACTTTAGATATCTACTAACTCACAAGCACCTGCTGTACAGGCTAATGTCTGACTGCCTGATGTAGTATCTTCCTTCTCATACAAGGACAACGCTGCCCAATCAATTGAGGCTGGCATTTGTTCCTTAAGCTTGTCGTAAGTTTCCTTATCAATGTCTTGATATGGAGCCTGTGCGTATGAATGGTCACTGTGTGGTAGGAATGAGATGCCTGAACATATGTCAAAGTTCTCATACACCCACGCACCTACTGCCATCCACTCTGCATCCTTGACTGTGATAGTCACAGATGGTTTGTGTTCACAAAAGTTAAGGGCATAGTTCTTCCACAGTTCTAGCTGCTGTAGTGCAGTCATATCGTTACGAGTAACAGCACCTGTTGGTGACTTAGTAGGGAAGCTGAACACTGTAGTAGAGTCTGGCTTCATCACACATGGTTCAGAAGGGATACCACTGTCCTTCATAAACTGTGTCAGTGGGTCTTTGTTATCTCCACGTACAGTACGGATGTAGTACTCGCTGTGCCGTGCATGAATACCAGAAGCTGTATCAGTAAGCTGCGATACAGTACCAGATGGTTTGACACAGGTGATAGCAGTAGAAGCAGTAACACCTAGCTTGTCAGCATAGACACGGTTGACATCAATAGCCTGTACCTTCAACTCTTGTAACCAGCGAGGGCTATCAACAGTCTTAGATAGTACAGGATTGTCCATGATGCCTGTCAATGAGACACCAAGTAGACGCTCTTCTTCAGTATTCTTCTGCCAAATCTTACGCAAGTATGGCATCTTAGTAAAGGTAGACTGTGCAGTACCAAGGATAGTAGCTAGTCGTACCTTACGGCGTAGACTTTCAAGATCATCACTCTCACGTACCACTACCTCTGTTAGATTACAGAACTGGTATGGGCGTAGGATGATCTCAGAGCATGGGTTAGTACCCCACTCATGTCCTGTCTCTCTGCGTCCATTCATCTTAACGTGATTGTCTGCTGCTACACGTGAGAAGATGCCACGCTCACCTGACTTACTCTCCACTAGGGATAGCCACTCACGCATGAACCCTTCCATGTCAGGCTTGTCTGTGTAGGCTACTGAGTTGTTAGCCAACGCACGTTGACCTTCGTTCTCCCACCAGCTACCTGACTTGGCGTGAGCCATGCGTCCGTCACTTAGGTTAGATAAGCTAATCATAGCTGAACGGCGTACACCACCCACTACTACAACCTCACCGATCTTACACATGATATCGTGACACTCAATACTAGTCAGCTTACGTCCTGCTGCTGCCTTGAACTTAGCCACAACAAACTTGAACAAGTCATCAAGTGGCTCAGGTCCACTGGCTCTACCACCAAAGGTCTTGAGCCTAGCACCTGCTGGTCTGATCTTAGACAAGTCCCACTTAGGAATGTCACCTGAGTATAGGTGTGATAGTAGCTTATGCAAAGCCCTAGCCCAACCTTCCTTGCTGTCCTTAACTGCAATGATATCATCACTCATGTCTAGTGCATCAGGTACATCAGGTAGCTTAACAATAGACTGACGCTCCACACTGAAGCCAACACCAGTGCCACACAGTAGGATAAACATAGCCTCATCAAAGGCACGGATGTGATCCACTGGTAGGTAGCTACAGTTGTAGATGCAGGTGTTGTCACGGTCTGCTGCTACCCCTGCTGTCATCAAGGCTCTCATGCTAGGCATCACCTCAAGGTTGATGATAGCTTCCTCAATATCTTCTAGGTCTTTAACTGGAAGACCAGTAGTAGCAATGTAGTTGATGTATCGCTGCACTGTCTCAGGCCAAGTCTCTCGCCTGTTCTCTTCTTCTAGCCATCGTGCATATCTGCTAGTAGCAATGAATGTTTGGTAGTCTGTTGGTAGGTAATTGCTACTCATCTATTGTCTCCGTTCCCTTGTAGTACGCCACGTTCCTTGCGGCTCTCTAGTTTTTGTATGTTCATGGCAGCTATAACTTGTAGACTATAGTTAATATCCCTAGCTACTGCTGCTATATACCATAGCACATCGCCTAGTTCCTTGGCAATCTCATGTGCCTCAGCTTTAATATCTTTACCATCTCGTACAATCTTCTTTACCTTCTCTGCTACCTCACCTGCTTCACCAGCTAGGCCAAGGGTAGGATAGGTAAGCTTGTACTCTTCTGGATAGATAGCAGTCTCGTTGGCTCGTTGTTGGTAGTCATTAAAGTCCATGCTCATTCCTCACCCACCTCAGAGCCATCACTCTTAATAGCGTACACGTTTGTTACATAGTTAAACCCTGCCCCTTGTAGAAAGGATTTAAAATTATAGAGATGATCTTGTAGACTACCATCAGTAGTAAACATTACTGTTGAGGAACTTGTTGTGTTCCCTTCCTCATCAAATGTTTCAGATGAGTATCGTACAATGTCAGGATGAATCTCATTACTCATTACCAGTTTACTCCTTTAGTTTTTTCCATAAGCTCTACCATCTTCTTGAGATACCAGATAGCTTTCTCTGCATCCTGAATAGGGTTGCCCTTCTTGAACAAGCGTGAGCCTGTATACTTAATGACGTTACCATGACAGTAGCTGATGGCTTCCCAATCACCTAGTACGTCAACGATGTAGTCAATAGTTTCAATGCCACTATCTGCGTAGTGGGCAGGGCTGTTCACCATGTCCTGTTGCTTCATGTATTCCTCATGCCTTAGGGTGTCCATAGCTTTACCTCACCAGTCTCTGTGTTGTACTCACCATCACGTAGGATACGTGCTAGCCTTGCGTTCTCTAGTGCTACTTCTTCAGATAAACCTTTACTCTTAAACGCAGCAACCACTGTGTCCCACGTACAACCAGACGATAGCAGCTTGTTAGCTGTGACACCACCCACTGAGGGACAGCCTTTATAGTTGTCAGTGTTGTCACCCACCAATGTTTGATAGAAGAACTGGTAGTCAGCTTCTGCTTCACTGATTGTAACCACCTCGCCATTGATCCAGTGCTTCGCTGGTATAGTAAGCAGGTCTTTATCTTCAGACCATATAATAGTATCTGGATTCTTATTACCCAATATCCCCAAGACATCATCAGCCTCCAAGTTTCTGTACATAATTGTGTTGTATTGTTTAGACATATATTCTTTAGCATACCCAAGCAGCATAGGCTTACGTGTCTCTTTACGATTAGCCTTGTAGTATGATGCTACATCCTTACGGAAGTTATGCTTGTCAGTGAAAGCAATCACGCAGTCCTGCACTGGTGCTTCCATAAGTTTAGTTATCTGATCCTCAATGCGTACTTCTACATCTGGTTCAAAGGAGTGCAATGTCCACTGTCCATCACCCCAATTGGTAGCTACCTCAGCAGATGCTGCTGCCTTGTAAGCAATGATGTCACCATCAATAAGCAGTAGGGTCATCATCTATCTCCTCTTGTTTCTCATGTTTCCTTAGGATACGTAGTCCTGTGTGTACCTGAATGTAGTCTAGGTATGACTCAACGATCCACTTAACACTAAGACAAATACTAACACTCAAGAAGGAGCAGGTTAGTATTAGCTTCCATATAAAATCAAAGTCCATTTTTATTATCATGCTCCTGTAAATAAGTATAAGCTTTATTGACTAGTTCTTTTGAATCCTTGAACCTGCCTAGTCCATCATTACATAGTCTGCATAGCCAACCTCTAAAAGTCTTAGTAGTATGACAGTGATCTAACACCCATGTCTTCATCATTGGTTGGTCATACTTACCTAGTTCCTCTATGTCTTTGGCACAGATGGGGCAAGTGTAGTCATCATCAGGGTAGTCATTCTCTGCACGTAGCTGAGCTATGTCTTTCCTGTGTCCATTAGTACACGACTTGCACATACTCTTCCTGTCTGCATGATGAGTAGGGAAGTTCCAGATAGGCTGAACAATACCACAAGTGCGACACTCATAAGCATCAGTGTGTGTCTGCCCAGTTGCGTCCGTACTTGTACTCACTATCAAGTCTGCATCGGAAGTTGAAGTGTCTTTCAACGTCCCGCATACACTGAAGAATAAGTCTCCCTGCTGCATCTTCTTGTCCTTCCTTTACTACTACTTGAACTTCATCATGTACAAACGCTACGATCTTAGCGTCTAGTTCTGCCTTCTTTAATGCGTCAGCTACAAAGACATACCACATCTTACAGACTAATGCGCCTGAACTTTGTAGTAGTGTGTTGAGTGAGGCATGGCTATGTCGTACTGGAATGATACGTCCATCCAATCCCTTAACAAACCCACGCTCATCTGCTGCCTTGGATACTGCATCCTTCAGTAGCTTGAGTGCTGGTAGTTTCTTCAAGAACTTCTTCTTGATTGCCTTACCTTCTTTAGCACCCTTGCCTATGATCTTGCCTGTCTTCTCATCACCTGAACCATACAAGAATCCATAGATAAATGTCTTGGCTTGGTTACGTGACTCAAGACCAGCAGCCTGTTGGTTAGCAGTATGAATGTCACCATTCAATACCACATCAGCGTAGGCTCCGTCATCATAAGCAGCCATATAATGAGCAAGACAACGTAGCTCAAGACCACTAGCATCAGCACCAAGTAGACTATACCCGCGAGGAGAGATGAATAATTCTCTACACTCCTTGCCATACGGCGCACCCACGCTTGGTATCTGTGCTGTGTTAGGATTGGAATGAGTACAACGAGAGGTAACAGCACCCATGTGATTGACTCTACCATGTATCTTACCCTTCTTCTCTAGCTTGAGCCATGCTTGCTTACCTGTAGCTAGCTGGCCTATGCGCTTATTAAGCATCAGGTATTCACTGAGCAGCTTGGCTTCTGGTATATCAATACCAGACAAGACAGTCTCATCTACCTTAGGCTCACCTGTTTCAGTAAAGGCTTCTGGTTTCCATCCACGCTTCATCAGTCGGTCAGCAATCTGCTGTCGTGATGCAGGGTTGAAGGGGATAGTCTTTGTCTTAGTCTTTAGCTCCACGATAGTAGGCTCAAAGGTATCCACTAGCTGTTGCTCAATGGTAGCCTTACGTCCTGCTATCTCAGCGTAAAGGGACTGTGCTTTCTTCAGGTCAAAGTCAAAGCCTGTTTGTTCCTGCTTTAGCAGCAGTGTGTGTACCCTAGTCTCTAAGTCCAAAGCTTCTTTGCTAAAATTTTTTGCAAGGATTTTGGCGTACAACTTAGCAGTGACTTGGGTATCTTGGATGCAATAGTCCAGCATCTCAGGGGTGTATGTTGCAAAGCTCTCGCTGCCACTATTGAAATCACCTTTTAATTCTCCTAGTCTAATGCCCCATGCCTTGAGTGAGTGACTGCCTATCATCTTAGAAGGGAAGTTATTCTTCTTGTATGATGTGAAGTCTAACTCCTTGAGGTGAGGCCAGATTGTTCTAGAGTATACCAACGTGTCAATGACCTCACCCTTGTAGGTGTAATCATATAACTTATTCATCACACGCAGGTCATAGTCAAAAACATTATGACCAATAAGTGTCTCTGCTTTATCCATAAAGGCTAAGGCTTCCTGCGTCTGTGTTGGGTCAAAGGTGTGTACCTCATCAGTGTCAACATCTCTGAAGACATGGCACCATACCTGAGTTACTTCATCAAGTAAGTTGTCTGCTTCTAAGTCCCATATGTATTTCATTTGTGTCTCCGCACTATTAAAATTCTATTTCTATTTCTTCTTCTTGCCATGCTATCTCATTCATACGTCCAGTATCTGAAATGTATTCAAGACTACACGCTATGCCTGTATCGCCTGACCATCTGTTCTTCAAGACCCTGATGTTACTGACGTTAGGTCTGTCAGTATCCTGTTGGTTCCTTTCCATGCCTATCACCATGTCACTTAGCTGACCGATAGCAGCACTGCCACGTAGTTGTGACATGCTAGTCTGTGCGCCATCCTCATGTCCCCTGTCACCAGACGGACGCTTGAGGTGAGACACTAGTACCATACCACAGTTGAGTTCCTCTACCAGTGAGCGTAAGGCTGTCATGGTATTGTCAATGATACGGCGTTCATCTCCACCCTCTAGACCTGAGACAATAATACTCAGGTGGTCAAGGATGATGTAGTCACACTCACAACTGCGAACCAAGTATCTAATCTTAGACAGTAGGTTCTCACTGTCAGTGCTACCCCAATGGTCATACAAGTATACTCTACCTGATCCCACTGTTGCATCAAAGGCACGGCGTAGTTCTTCTTCTGGTACGTCATGGTTGCGTAGGTGTAGTGGCTTGTTAAGTTCAATGGACATCAGACCTAGTGAGGTACGCTTGACGTTCTCTTCTAGTGCTATGTATCCAATGGTGTGACCATGACTGAGGAAGCTATGTGCAAACTCTCTAGCCAACTGGCTCTTACCGATACCACTACCTGCTGTCACCGTAACGATCTCGCCCTTACGACAACCACCTGTCTTCTCTTGTAGTCCTGCGTATGGGTAGGCTACCGAATCCTTATCATCGTTAGCAATAATTATATCCCACACATCAGTACCAGCTAGGATACCATCAGGTCTGTATGTCTTAGCAGACCACACTGCGTCAATCAGTTCAGCAGTCCTACCATCCTGTAACATCTCGCTAGCATCCTTGAGGGGTAGCTTGGCGATCTTACATTTGTCAGGTGGTAGTATCTTAGCACACTCTAGTGCAGCAGCCTGACCCACTGCATCATTGTCAAACATTAGGACAATGCTGTCGTATCCACATAGCCATTCAATCTGTTTGGCTATTGCTTTCTTTGCTCCGGCTGCACCTGAGGGTAGGGATACCACACTATACTTGTTGTCAAAAACTTGACTAACACTTAGCGCATCAAGCTCACCCTCTACAATAGTAATCATCTTACCACTGTCACGGCATAGGTGTTGACCATACAGGCCAGCATCCTTTAGGCTACCTATAACACTGAAGTCTTTGTTAGCAAAGCGTAGCTTCTGTGCTACCACCTCGCCCTCCTTGTTGTAGTAGCTGGCTACCTGTACCTTCTTACCATGGTACTCAGCCACTCCATAACCCCAATGCCTAGCAGTCTTCTCGTTGATCCTACGCTTGGGTAGGTCAGTAACTTCTGGTGTTAAGAAGTCATTGCCATAGTTAAACATCTTAACTACTGTCTGCATCTCTTCTCCTTCTGGTGGGGTGTAAGTGTTGCAAGAGAAACAGTAGTGATGACCGTCAGTATAGAAAGCATTGGCATCACTACTGCCACATTTCAAACAGGCTTCATGCCCAATGAGTTCGCTACTCTCTTCCACCTAGCCCATTCCTCAAGGTTTGTGCAGTGTTCTCTAGTCCGTTAGCTATCTCTAAGATTAGATCATCATCATACTTGATGTCATCGGATAGCATAGCATGTGCCATGTCTTGATAACTAACAGACTCTGCTAGTTCATGTTGATCTAGATAGACTGATACACTCAAACCATATGCACCAAACTCAGCGTTCATATCTACTTCGGATACCCATTCTTCTTTGATGTCAATGACACTCATGCTGCTACCTCACTGACTTCTTCTGGTGTGTCATAATTTAGTTCACCCTCAAAGTAGATGACATCTTCTACTTCCATGCCTTCATCAAGAATTGATTGATAATGAGTATGCATAGCATCGTGCATGTCCTTACCCTCAACCCACTCAACTATCATGTGTTTGTTCTTGATACCTTTAAGATAATATACGTCGTTATATACTACTGTAAACTTTTTCATAACCACTCCTTAGGTATAGTTCCTTCTGCCCAGACAAACCCTTGTCGGTCTGCCCACTCTCCGCATGTCATCTTAGACCCATCCTTTCTTTTCTTAGCACCCTGTATTGTAGCACTAGCGTTCTGAAAGACAAAGCGTACATCCAACTCTGGATACTGTGCCTTCACTGCCTTCATCTTACGCTGGCTATCCTGTCTAAGATAACCCTTGAGTTCTACAATCATACTACCGATAGCTAAGTCAGGGATGTAGTGACGCTCCACATGGTAGGCCAGTTTCTCTGGCTCGTATACATATGGAACGCCACGTTCATTTAAGTCTGAGATGACACGTGCCTCAAAAGTCCCCTTGGTCATCGTCATCTACCACCACATCATCTTCAAAGCTGTCAGCCATGTCATCCTTAGCTACTGCTGTGGCTACATAGCCATCCTCTTCGTCAAACATAGAGGCAGCAGGGTTGCCATACTCTACCAAGTCAATGACCTGCACACCCTTTAGGCGTAGTGACACACCAACCTGCTTGGTTGACTGCATCACATAAGGGAATGGTTCAACTGCTACCTTGATGACTGACCCATTACCTACTGCTACTGAGCTAGGCATCAGGTTCTTCTTAGCATCATAGACAAAGACCTTCTGTTCTTTAGTGACGCCAGCCTTAGTCTTGATCCGTGCCTTCAGCTTAGTCTTGAAGATCACGTTACCTGTTGGATCACCGGCATCATCAAGCTGTGGCTCTACAACTGGACGCTTGGACAGGGTAGCCTTGAGTGCTGGCTTCTCCTTGACAGCCTTGGCGAACTCAACCTCAATGAGTTTCTCTAGCTGTTCACAAACTTCTGCTGCTTCTGCCTCAGGTACAATAACCTGTGCTGAGTATTCACCTTCTGGTACAAAGCGAGTGTCTGGTTCAAAGACCTTAGCCCACATTGCTGTTCCTTTAATAATCATATCGTACTCCTTACGATGGTTAGTTAGGCTAGAGGTACACTTTAGAACTATGCGAAAAAGTACTGTGAGTTCAGTATCTTATTCAGGTCTAGCGTACCCTTCGCTGGTGGTTGCGGTACATCTTCAGTACCTAGTACAACAGTAGCATGTTGTCTTAACTCTGTCAACACATCATGTTCTGTATACATCTTTACAAACTCTTCGCGTAGTATCTGAGACAGGCGTGGCATGTCAGTACTGTGTGTGCCGTAGCTGTCATGCACCATGGCAAAGTCATTGATGCCTTCCCTCTTACTACTGTTGATAGTCTTAGTCATAGCTGCTGCATCCATAGAGTGTATGAAGTTAGGGCTAGCCCCTGATGCAGTACGCTTCTTACTCACTGTGTTCTCAACGTCACTGTTGAATACTAACTGCAACAGGTTGCCATTGATGTGTGTCTTGATACGCTTCTTGTCTACGTCATGGTAGTTCTGCATGACCAGCCAGTTAGTAGGTGTGACCCACTGCATGTGCTTGTTGTGTTGTGCATAGACAGCACCAACATCCTTAACGTAGTCCATCACCTGCCTTGCTGACTCAATGACACCATTGATAGCATCCCATACATGGATAGACAGCATGACACTAGCCTTGAACATGTCATCACCAAAGATGTTAGGCTCTCCCTTCTCTACCCTATCCTGTATAGCCTCATGGATGTAGCCCTTACATGCGTGTAGTGTGCCTGAGTATGGGACAATCATCACTGGTCTTTTGGTGAGTGTGCGATTGATACCAAACTCCATAATTTTTTTGGCTAAAATGTCACCCTCATTAGCCAGCCTACCAATAGACTGTGATGCTCCCTCTGCTACCTCAGTATAGATATCTTGAGGCAGGTCAGCAGGTATCAGGTTGGTAGCCTTACCACCCTTAGCATCCTGAAGGATAGCAGACAGGTGTTGCAGTCCATTGCAGCTACCATCAGCAGACGTAGGCAGGTGTGACACATACCCCCAGCCCTGCTTGACTAGGCCAGCAAACTCTATACACCAGCCAAGGAATTGCCATGGCTTGTCAGCGTCCAGCCACCATGTATTATCATATGGGTTATCTGCTACACGTTTGACTTCATCTGCATTGTCCCACGCCCAGCCCTCGCGCTGGTCTAGTGTGATCTTGTCGTTACCATACAGGTTAGCACCATGGATACACAACCAACGTGCGTCATGCCAGTTGTTGATAGCCTTGCCTCGCTTGAATGTCAACAGTCCCTTGCTCCAATCAGCAGACTGAGGTGACATGAACGTACTGTTAGCATACTTGCGTGACCTGAAATCATTCTGCCATACATAGTAGAACTCATCATACCTTGCGTATCGTTCTGCTGTCTGTAGTGTACGCTCAATCTGGATGCGCTTGCTTACTGTCTTGTTGTTGTAGGCATAGGTTTCGTTACGCTTCCTTGACCAGTTCTTAAACTCTGCACGTTCAGCATCGTTCATCTCTGCTGGTTCCTTGCTGAATGGGTAGGCTAGTAGTGGTCTGTCTGTCCTAGCTGGTAGACCTGCCCACTCCTGTCCACTATCCCACACCTGTCTAACAATGCTTAACACAGGCTGGTTGATCTGCCACGGTGTGTGTTGCAGTGTGTTAAGACAAGCAAACTCTTGAGATAAGTCCTGCTTTCGCAGCTTGTTCATGTGGTGTATCATCTTATCCCCTTCTTACGATTGGTAGTTTATCCAAGAACTCTCCATAGTATCCACCACCCTCAACATCTGTCCAGTCCTTAGGTACTATGATACATGGAGACCAACGTGGACGAGTGGTAGACATGTGGTCATTGAAGGCAGATACCCACTCCTCAGTGATAGGTGTAGCCCTCAGGAACGTAGTCGTTTTGTTCCTACTTGTATGCTGCTTCTCTAACCTAACGATGCCTGTGTTCTGGATGATGCAGTCAACGAGCCTCAGGCCTACATGGATACGCTCTTCCTTACTCCAAGCTAGGTCACCATAGCCATCCTTGTTCATCTTGTGTGTGAGGCCGTAGCGTCTAGCAACAGCACCCTTCTCATTAGCCTTCTTGATTGTGTTACGAGCAACACTACCCTCTAACTTGATCCACTTCTCTAGCCTGTCCTGCATCTCTACGTTAGCACCGATAGACTTTGCTACATTCATTAGCGTGTTAGCCTTGCTGATACCATCAACCATAGACACTAGTGCTAGGTATGCTACCTTCTGTGCATCCATGCCTGACAGTTTCTTATAGGCTATGTCTCTGTTGCTAGTCGGTGTAGTCTGTAGTCTTTCCACACCCTGCGCTGTACCTGCTACCACTGTAGCAATGATAGTCCTGCCGTGTAGTGTGGTGGACTCACGCCCCTTGTCTATACCCTTATCCTTTTCCTTGTTGAACCTGTCAACACCAGCGTTGAGCATCTCCATCTCTAAGGCTAGTTGATTCTCTAAAGTGTACCCCAAAGGAAGACCCCCTTTCACATCTATTAACTTAACTAACTATGTGTAGTATCGGTATGCCTACTACTGTTATCATCATAAAGATGAAATGAACTGCTGGATACATGCCATTGTTACTTACACTTTGCATTACACCTGCACCTAACATCAAGGCAATCATCACCCCAATAAATACATCCATCTATAAGTACCGTTGTTCATTGTCATCATAGTCAGGCCTACTGTCTACTTCTGGTTCTTCTGTCCACTCAGCCAGACAGCTAAGACAGAACCACTCAATCAATCCATCCACTGCATACAAGGCTTCAGCCTCACAGTTGTTACAGTATGGACAACGCTTGAACCCCATGCTCATACCCCTGCCTCTTCTTTAACTCTTAGTAGTTTACCTGCTATATACCCATGCTTAAACTTGATGTGATACTCAGCTAAGGTATCCTTATCATACTGGTTGTCGTACTTCACAGCGTGATAGCCGTTGTGATATCCCATGACATAGGCATCATCGTACTTGTTGCGTGTTAGCTGGTGCTTGTAGTTAGGCATCGTAGTTACCCCCTTCATCTAATACCATTGATATTCGTAGTTGTAATTATACTCAGCATCAAGCTGATGCCATGCCTGTTCATAGGCATAATCCCAATTAGTATGGTAGCCTGTAGCTATGTCATCATCAGCTAAACATTTAGCCCAATGGTCAAGGCTAGGCTCATGGTCAAGTGGTAGTTCTTCCATCGTCCTTACTCCATACTAGATTGTTTACCCGATAGTAAGCAGTCTCTAGCTTACCCACTTGAGATAGCCACACATCCTGACACTCAGTCAAAGTCTGTAGTACATCCCCAACAATCTCATTCATGTCCTTTAGTGCTTGCTGCTGGTCTGCATTGAGTGCCTTTAGCAAGTCCTTCTTTGCTTTCTTTCGTGCTGCTTCGCGCTTGTGATACTCTTTCATATGATCGGTCATTGCTTTGCTTCCTTCTTGATTGCATGATTGCTTTATGTACTGGTGTTATCTTCATCAGTCATCTGCCCTATCAACAGGCCAGTCATTATCTACCACCAGACTTAGCACGTTATCGTTACTGCTGTCAAGTTCTATCTCGTAATGATTAAGAAAGATAGACAACTCGTCATGTTCAATGGCCTCATAGATAATCTCAAACAGTTCGTGAATGTCATAGACCTGTAGCCTGTTACCCTCTAGTGCATAGCCCTTCTTGTTTGGTATGTAAACCATCAGGCATACCTCAAGATAATCTTCATCTGACTGTGATACTGACAGTATGTAGTCGTTGCCCTTGTCAGG